TGCAAGGCGGCCAGGCTTCAGCCCACGGGGCGACGCGCGTATCGATGGCGACGCGCCACGATGCCCAGACTGCGGGGGCTCACGAGCTGGGCCCAAGACGCGCGCGGATGCGGGCACGTGCGCGCACCTCCCCCCGCCCGCGCCGCGACACACCGCCGGCACACGGGGCGCACACGGGGGGGGCTGCGACTGGTCCACCCCGGCGGGGGGGGCGGGGGTGTATCGCACCCCCCATGTCTGACTGAGCGACGCCAGCCGCCTGGGCGCTGTGGGTGCGGGGCTCTTGGAGCTACGCGGGCCGTGGATTCTGCGCGCCGGCACGCAGGCTGGCGATGAGGGCTCGGGCGTCGGCTTCGACCTCGAGGGCCTTCTGGTGGACGTAGGCGGCGAAGGCGGCTTCGGGCCAGGCGCAGATGCCGGCGGTGCAGGATGATTGGCCGCGGACGAGTTCTCTGGCGCGGGCGGCGTCGACGATCAGCTGGTTCGTGGCGGGTGAGTGGTCCCGAAACGGAAATCGCGCGCTGAACTCTGGTTGTGCTGGGCGGAAGGCGCGGTTTGGGGCGGTCGTTCGGGGTCGATGCATAGTCTCGCGGCTCATGCCCGCATCGTAGCCATTTCGGCGTGGAAAATCGGGGAATTTTCCGCGGTCGATGGATGAGGTCGGGGAAAATCGTTCCATTTTCGGAACACCGTTCCATTTTCGGAACGCTTTTCCGTTGCGGTGGCCAGACTTTGGCCGCTACACTCCCCGGCGTATGGCCACCGACGACTTCTGGAAGCACAGAGCTTGTGCGCCCGACGAGCAGGAGGGGGTGAATGATGCGGCACGCCTGAAAATCGAGCGGCTGCGGCGGGATCTGATCCTCCGCGCCGACGCTTTCGACTACTTCGGGGTCGAGCTTTCGGACGCGGAGGCGGCGGACCCCGATCTGGCGGTCCGAGCGTGTCAGGAGCGCGGCCTCGAAGGCGACGCCCTTCGCCGGCGGCACCTTTCGGCGCTCGAGCGCCTGGTCGGGGCGGCCTGACGTGGGTCAGTTCACCTCTCGACAGCAGAAAGAGGTGCTGACCGGGCTCAAGGAGCGCACCGAGGGGGCGGAGCCGTCGTTCTCGGAGCTACTCGAGGGCGCCTCGAACGTCTCGACCGACAAGGCGATCCAGCTCACGACGAAAGCGGGGCTGAATCGCTGGCTGGTCGAGCAGATCATCTCCGAGGAGGTCCACACCCGGGAGAAGCTCGCCGCCGCGGGGCGTCTGGCCGACCTGAACGGGCTCTCCGGGGCGAAGGACGCGGACCTGCGGCGGATGTCCGACCAGGAGCTCCACGATTTCATCCCGATGATCCTCCAGATCCTCGAGCCCTGCGGGGTTCGGGTCGACCTGGAGTCCTTCGAGAAGAGGAAGAGGGGTCGCCCGCCGAAGTCGGCGAGGACCGAGCGTCGCCCGGGGGAACCGCGCACCGAGACCACCACGGGGCGGGCGCGGGAGTCCCTCCACCCTCAAAACCCTTCTCCTCCCGTGCCCGCCCAGCCTCTTTCGGAATCCACGGAGGGAAACCCATGAAGAAGAAGCTCGCGATGAAGAAGCACCCGAAGGCGAAGAAGCGACGTGCCCGCGCGCCGAAGCCGCCGAGCACGAGCAAGGATTTCCTCTGCCGTCTGGGCTGCATCGAGGCTCACTCGTGCCGGCGCTCGAAGGTCGTCTGGATCGACAAGGGCAAGCATTGCCCAACCTGCGGCCACTTGGCGAAGAAGGACGAGCCGGGAACGCCGTCCGAGCAACCAGAGAAGTCGAAGGACACGGGATCCGCCGCAGAACTCCGTGCGATTCACCAGGAGATGGCCGCTCTGACGGCTCGCGTGGATTCCCTCTGCGGCGTCCTGACCCCGGCCGCGGCGCCGAGGTGACCGAGATCCAATTCATCCATGGCCCGTGGGACAACGCGCGCTTCCAGGTTAGGTGCCAGCCCATAGATTTGCCGCCGCATCTATATGTGCAGCGGCTCCAGCGTGAGGATATATCGAAGCGCCACCTCGAGGGGTACGGTCGCGTCCTCGCGATGACGCCCACGATGAAGGATGTGTCGGCGCGGCCCCCCGGCCATCGCTACGAGCGGAAGGTCGAGTGCCCAGGGTTCACCTGCTTCGCGTGGTGCCCGTGAGCGAAGACCCCGAAGACTTCATGGACAAGCTCCACGCGAAGGACCTCGCGAAGCGGTCCTACGCGGACGTGCGCCAGCACAAGCTCCGGGTGCGCGTCGAGCAGGTCGCCTTCGACGGCGAGACCGTCCCGCCCCCGGAGGTGGTCGAGTGGTCGCTCGGGCTCCCCTTCTACGTGCGCCACCACGACAGCTCGGGGGCGAACGACAAGGAGACGATCTACCGGATCACCCCACTTGAGGCGAATCCGTGAGCGATACGCTCCTACTCGTCGACCCATGGAAGCTCGTCCGGAAACGCTCCACGCTGGATGTCATCCTCCCGATCCTCCGGGAGATGAAGCGGCGGAAGGAGCACCCCTACTACTCCTACGTCCCCGACGACCACCCGGACGGGAACCAGCTCGGCTTCCACCAGTCGAAGGCGATGTTCCGCCTCCTATTCGGCGCGAACCGATCCGGGAAGTCCCGCGCCGCAGCGCAGGAGGTCGCGTGGTCCCTCACCGCCGACCACCCGTATCTGCCCATCCCCCCGAGCTGCCGGATCTGGTGCGTGTCGGCGAGCTACCGAAACCTCCAGGAGGGCCTCTGGGCTCACTTGAAGCGGATCCTCCCGGAATGGAAGGTCGCCGAGGTCGGCGCGACCATCACCGGGGGGTGGAACCTCCCGAACTACATCGAGATGCGGAACGGCAACCGCGTCGACTTCCTCTCCGGCGAGGGAGCCGAGGACGCGCGTCGCCGGGCGCAGGGGGCGGAGATCGACTTCCTCGTCATCGACGAGGAGATCAACGTCGCCCTCTACGAGGAGCTGGTCGTTCGTCTCGGGACGCGCGGTGGACGGTGCGCCGTCGCCGCGTCGCTCCTTCGCTCGGAGCAGTGGTGCCTCGACCTCGAGGACCGCGCGGCCACAGGGGACCCGGAGGTCCACCGATTCCGGCTCACCGCGTACCGCGCGGTCGAGCGCGGGCATCTGAACGCGAAGGTCGTCAAGGAACTCGAGACCATCCTCTCCGCCGAGGACCGCGAGGTCCGCCTCGAGGGGAAGTCGCGGCGAAACCAGGGCCTCGTCTACAAGGATTTCTCCGAGGCCCACGTCATCGAGGATCAGGAGATCCCGAAGGACTGGACCCGCTACTGCGGGATCGACCCAGGGTTCCGGACCTGCGCCGTCGTCTGGATCGCGGTGTCACCGAGCGGAAAGTATTACCTCTACCGAGAGCACTACTGGCACGGGACCAAGTATCGCGATGTTGCCGACGCAATCTTCGCGGCTGAGGGATACTCCCGCCACGAGCGCGATGTCCTGATCTCGGAGGAGTACCCGCAGCTCGGAACGCGGAAGGAGAACGTCTGGGTATTCGACGAGAACCGGACGGAAGAGGTGCAGCTCCACCGGATCGATCCGAGCGGTTTCGGCATGGAGGTGTCTGGAGAAAAGAAGATTGGCCACCTCTTCGCCGAGGAGGGGCTCGTCTGCGCTCCGGCGAACAACGACCGTGAGGTTGGAATCGAGATGTGCCGCCGCTCCCTCATGGCGGACGCGGACGGGATACCTCGCTTACGGGTCTTCCGTAGTTGCCATAATTTCCTGAACGAGATCCGTGGATACCGGATCCCCGTCGACCGCTCGCGCTCGCACCAGAACGAAACGTCCGCGACGCCACGAAAGCGAAACGATCACGCGCTCGATGCGTGGCGCTACGTGACGATGGGAGGCCTGGAGTACGTCCCGGTGAACCACGAGCGTCGCATGGAGGATAAGCGCATCAGGGACCTCGAGCGACTGGAGACCATGGGGGGGATCGACGAGCGGCTGAGGAAGGATCGCATCCGGGTCCTTCGCCGCGAGCGGTTCGGGCGTGAGGACGGGTCGGAACACGTAGGCGGCTTGGGAACGGAGTATTGAACGATGGGCGACTGGTCAAATTACAGCCTACAGCAGAAGTTCTGGCTGCCCGTGGACCTCAACATGCGCGACGCGAGCGGGCTCTTCGCCGTCGCCGTCGACTCTCCGAAGCTGGCGATGCCCGGTTTCAAGAGGTTTGCCATCCAGGCGACGACCGTTGCCGCGGGCGGAGACCGGTCAGCGGGTAGCTGGAAGCTCACGGCCGACCTCTTCGACCCTGTCGGCGTCGCCATCTTCGCGGCTCCCGTCGACCTCATCACCGGCATAAACCGCTTCTCGGGAACGGTGCGGACGCTCGTTCACTTCGGTGACCGGACGGCCATCGCGCTCGCGGGAACGGGAGCAGGTACCGTCGGCTCCCAGATCGAGCTGATCCGCGCCCCCATCTCGGCGATCCAGCTTCACGCGGTCGCCGACGCGGCCTTCTCCGGCGGGACGACCAACCCGACCTCGGTCCTCATCAACGTGTCGCTCCTGGGGCAAAGCTGATGATAAAGGGCGCACAGATCAGCGGGTGCTACGAGCTTCGGGTGTGGGACTCCGAAAATAAGCTACACGGGTTTCGAGCGAAGCGTGGGTTCGCTGACGCCGATAACAGGATATTCGGATCCATAGGCTGCGGATCGGTTCCGGGCTGGGCTCACCGTTGCGTGGACAGGCTAATATTCGTGAAGGAAGGCGAGGTCTGTCACATCTGCGCTCAGGGATGGTTCGGCGCGTTCTGTGAGCATGGAAACTGGCCCGACTTCTGCGACAAGTGTACGGACCCGCATCCGTCTCTCTGGGAAAGGGTCAAGAGGTTCTTCTCATGGAAGTAGCCATCGCCATCTTCATCGCGGTCTACCTCGTAGAGAAGGGCCTCCACGAGCTGGAGCTGAGACGCCACGCGAAGCGCGAGGCCGACCTCCTCGGAGAGATTCGCACGCTCCACAATCGCATCCATGCGAAGGACGTGACGAGCTACACGGAGATGGAGATTCTCGACCGCGCACGCTCGCAGCCTCCGAAGCCAGCCGCGAAAGTGCCCGCCGACAACGGGCGCTATTTCGAGGAGAACGCGCCCTACGAGGATCCTGACAACCCGTGAGGCTCTTCAGCTCAGAACGCACGAAGTCCGAGAACCGCACGCTGTCGCGCGTCGACTTCAATGACAAGGATTCCGTCGTCGAGTTCGTGACGAACCGCTACCACCGCCGGGCGACTCATCGCCAGGGCATGGAAAGCCAGTGGTTCATCAACATCGCCCAGTACTTGAATTTCCAGCATCACCACTTCGACGGGCTCTCGCGCACGCTCCAGGTGAAGCCGCGCCCGAAGGGCATGGTGCGCCTGACCTGTAACAAGATCACCCCGGCGACGATGAAGTTCGTCTCGAAGTTCATGCGCCAGAAGCCCATCTGGACCTCTCTCCCGGCGACGAACGACCTCGAGGACCAGGTGAAGGCGATCCTCGGGACGCGGCTGCTCCGCTACTACCACCGTGTAGAGCAGCTCGACCGGAAGCTCCGCGAGTTCGCGACGTGGCTGCGGACTACAGGCAACTGCTTCATGCGCGCCGCGTGGGACCCCGACAAGTCCCACGAGATCATGTTCGAGGAAGAGGAGACCCAGGATCTCCCGCCCGAGCTGATGAAGATCGTCGGGCGCCAGGGCCAGATCTACAACCTGGGTGACGTGGACGTGCGGGTGCGCCCGCCCTTCTGTATCGATGTCGATCCGTCCGCGACCTCCATGGAAGACGCGGGGTGGCTCATCGATTCGAGTGCCGTTCCCATCGAGCGCCTCCGTTCCCGATACGGGACGGCCGTCTCGAAGATCGCGAACGACACGAAGAGCGGGGAATCCCTAACCGCCTACTACCAGAAGAAGATCGCCGACATGGCGGGGACGGGGGGTCTCTCGGGCTTCGGAAGCGACGAGGAGGAAGAGGACGACACGGTGATGGTCCACGAGCTTTGGGTGGCTCCGCTCCCGAAGACGAAGGGCTATCACTGCGTCGTTGCGGGCGGGAAGATTCTCCAGCTCACGAAGAACCTCCCGAGCGACTTCCGCGTCATCCCCTACGGCCACGTAGCGGACATCCCCGTCCCGGGCCGCTTCTGGGGGAACTCGGCCATCGAGTACGCGATCCCTCTCCAGGCGTCCTACAACAAGGGACGCTCGCAGATGATCCAGCACCGGAACCTCGTCTTGAAGCCGAAGATCCTCGAGCCCCGCGGTTCCCGGATCGGGGACGCCGCCTTCACGGATGTCGCGGGCGAGCGGATCCAGTACACCGCGCCCCTGCGCCCCGACTACATGATCGGCCCGGAACTCCCCGAGACCGCGCACCGGATCCTCGAGTACGACCTCCGCGACATGGAGGACGCGCTCGGCGTCCACGAGGTCACGAACTCCCGGGCCCCATCCGGGGTGCGCGCGGGTGTCGCGATCACGGCCCTCCAGGAGCAGGACGACCAGACGCACGCGCCGGTCTTCATGCTGGCCGAGAAGATGCTCTCCGACGTGGGCTCGTGGATCCTCCAGCTCATCGCGAGGAACGTGAAGGAGGAGCGCCTCGTCCGGATCGTCGGCGAGGAGCACCAGATCGACTGCTTCACCTTCACCGGGTCGGACCTACTCGGGCAGAACAAGGGACGCCCGGGGGTCAACTACTTCGATGTCGAGTGCCAGATGGGGTCCCAGCTTCCGCTCTCGAAGGCGCAGCGGACCCAGTACGTGATCGACCTCGTGAACTCCGGAATCCTCGACCGCGTGGCCGACTCGAAGCTCATCAAGAAGATGCTCGAGATCGGCTCCGAGGAGCCGGGCATCAAGGCCGACCAGCTCGACCGACAGGCAGCGCGCCGCGAGAACCAGCTCATGCTCCAGGGGATCCTCCCAGAGCCGCAGCCCCAGGACGACGATCTGATCCACCTCGAGGAGCTGCTCCTCTTCATGAAGTCGAACCAGTACCTCCAGGGGATCCAGCAGGACCCGGAGCTGAAGATGCGGGCCGAGACCCACCTCGTCTGGACCCAAGAGCGATTGAACCCGGACCCAACCATGGCGCCCCCGGGAGAAGAAGAGGGCGCACCACCACCCGAAGAGGGGGGCGCCGGCTCCCCCGAAGACCTCGCGATGATGCTGGCGCAGGCCGGTTGAAAGGAATCCCATGGGCGACGAGCCAGAAGTGAGTTTCGCAGGCGCCTCCGAAGAGGCCATGGAGCTGTTCGGGTCACCCGAGGAGGGCGACGGCGGGCGCAGGCCCGCGCCTCCACCCGAGGAGCCATCGGTGTCCGAGCCCGAGGAGATTCCGGAGGACGCGCCCGCTCCGGAGGCGGAGCCCGCGCAGCCCGAGCCCCAGGCCCCGCTCGACGACGGCCGGAAGCCCTACCGGATCGGAGGCCGGGAGTACCGGCTCTCAGACGACGAGGTGGGGACGCTCCTTCGCCACGGCGCCCAGAAGCTCCAGGAACTCGAGGAGGCGGCGACCCGCGTCCCCGAGCCCGAGCCGGAACCCGAGCCCGAGCCCGTCGCGGAACTCGGGGGCCTCAAGCTCTCCGAGGCCGACAAGCAGAACCCCGTCATCCAGTTCATGCTCCAGCAGCAGGCGAAGCTCGCCGCGCTCGAGAAGAGCCACCGCCAGAGCGCCGCCCAGCTCGCCGACCAGGCGCAGCGCGCGGAGGCCCAGTCGATCATCCAGGAGACGCTCAAGTCGATGAAGAAGAACGACTTCTTCAAAGACTGCGACGCGGACGAGCAGCACGAGTTCCTGGGCGAGATCCTGATGCTTCGGAACGTCCACAAGCAGAAGGGCATGACGACCGACGAGGCGGTGCGGCACATCGCGCAGCGCAACGAGAAGAAGATCAATGCCCGGGTCGAGAAGTGGAAGCAGGGGAAGATCGCAGCGGCTGGCCAGAAGGTGGAAGGAGCTGGATCCACGCACGCGACGGCGCCTCCGAAGAACGGTCGAAACGACCTCTTCGATGGCACCACGCTGAAGCACGCAATGAGTCTCTGGAACGGAATGAAGTCGGAGTAATAAAGAAAGGGAACCGCGCCCCCTGCGAGCCACGCTCGCCCCCCGTGTAGTGGGCCATGTTCGGAGAAAGCAACATGGCCTTTGATCGTGTCGCCGTCGAGAGCATCCTGAAGACGGTCTACGAGAAGCGTGTCAGGAACCAGCTCAACAACTCGAATGTCCTCTACGCACAGCTCAACGGGAAGGCGAAGCTCAAGTACGTAGGCGGCCTCGAAGCCTACTTCGCTCTGAGGAAGGGCAGGAACCAGGGAATGGGGTGCCGCCCCGAGGATCTCGGCACCTCCGCCGCTGATCTGCCCGAGCCCGGGAACCAGCAGTACGACAAGTCGAAGTACCGGGTAAAGAACGACTACGCCGGTATCAAGATCACCGGCCCCGCGATGACCCACACCCGGAGCGACCAGGGGTCCTTCGTCCGGGGTCTCCAGTCGGAGATGGAAGGCGCCATCATCGACAAGAAGGTCGACTCGAACCGCATGATGTGGCACGACGGCTCGTCTGTCCTCACGAAGTGCGGTGTCACCGCGGCGTCCACCACGGTCGTCGTCGAGTCGACGCGCTTCCTCGAAGCGGGGATGGCCATCGATGTCGTTCAGCTCGCGGATGGCGTGGTCGACGCGGGCGCCGTGGGGCGCACGATCGTGTCCATCGCGTCGGCCACGACCTTTGTCATCTCCGGCGCCGCGATCACGACATCTGCGGTGGATGGCGTCTTCCGAACGAAGTCCCGGAACCAGGCCGACTGGGGAAAGTCGGTCGAGCCTTGGGGCCTCGAGGCCCTGGTCTCGGACGGCAACCCCAGCTCGGGCCTGACCGAGTTCCCCGGCGACATCGACCGCACCGACGCGGCGAAGGCGTTCTGGAAGGCGCGGGTCCTCGGGAACTCCGGAGTCCTCCGCCCGCTCTCGCTCGACCTCATGCAGCAGGCGTTCGACGAGACCGACATCGCGAGCGACTACATCCCCGGGCTCATCCTGACGAGCTACGCGGGGAAGCGGGAGTACGCGAAGTTCCTCGTCCCCGACAAGCGGTATCCGGCCGGCGGTTCGATCACCCTCGACGGCGGGTACAAGGGCCTCGAGTTCAACGGCGTCGCCCTCGTCTCCGACCGCGACGCTTCGATCACGCTGACGCCCCAGACCTTCGGCCGGATGTACTTCCTCACCCTCAGCTCGATGCACTACTTCGAGAACGAGCCCTGGGGATGGATGGACGACGACGGGTCGGTGCTCTCGCGCGTCAACCGGCGTGACAGCTACGAGGCGTTCCTGCGCTCGTACTACAACGCCATCGTCCTTCACCCGAACCGAAACTGCCTCCTCAAGGATCTCGAGGGGGTCTGATACAGCACTGCTCACCCGACGCAATCCCCGGTCACGGGACCTAACGTGGCCGGGGTTTTTACCAGCAACACAAGTATCCCGAAAGGGGGTCAACTATGATCGGTAACAAGAGCATGGTTCGGGCAGCGAAGAAGAGAACTCTCCAGTTCTACTTCGACCTCTCCGCGACCACCGCCCTGATAGAACGGATTGCGGACCCTACCTACAAGATCCGCGTCCGCGAGCTTTCCTTCATCTACACGGTCGCCTCGAACGGCGGCACCATCGTCGACGCCATCCGGGTGGGAATCCCCGGGTCGCTGACGAAGTTCTTCAACGCGACCCCGGTCATATCGCAAGCCGCGGGCACTGTCGCGAAGGTCGCCCCGAGTTCTGCGGATCTCGTCCCCGCGGGGATCACGCTCCTCTTCGACAAGGCGACGAACACAGGCGGGACCAACACCGGGGAGGTTCTGTGCATCCTCGAGTACGAACGCGTGGATGCCGAGCAGCAACCCTGATGATCGATACGCAAGAGAGACGTGGGTCGAGGGCGCTGACATGCGGACTTCGGTCGGTCCTGTCACGGGGAGCCGTTCATGGCCCGCGGGCGCCTTCGGCTTTTCTCCGCGAGCTGCGGCGGTTCGATCCTGGCCTGGAGCTGATCTGGGTCCCGAACCGCTGGGTGCTCTACCGGAGGACCCGCCGCGGGATCACGCCCGCGGAGGACTCGCTCGTGAAAGAGATCGAGGTCACTGGCCCGCGCGGAGAGATGAGGGACCTCGGGCCATGGCTGATCGAGGCGCTTCGGAAGCTCGACAAGACGGACGGGGGGAGCATCGATCCCGAGTACGCGACACGGCAATTCATCCGCTCGCTCGACGACGAGCCGAAGGCGAAGGAGGCGGCCGAGAAGAAGGAGATCGAGGAGGCCCATCGGGACGCGACCATCGAATTCGAGCGGTACGCGATTTCAGACAGGAAGCACTTCTGCCAGGGAGCGACATCGTGAGCGAGGACAAGGCCCCAGAGTCACCCGAGGAGCCAACCTGCACAAAGCAGGTCGAGATCGGGAAGGTTTTCGCAGGCGTCATCAGCGGCGCGATCATCGCAATCCTCGCGACGGGTACGCAGCTCTTTGTGAGCTATCTCGCCTACAAGCAGAGCACGGTGAACCACGTCTCTCTCCAGGAGGTGAAGGCGACTGGGATCGTGACGGAGAGGATCGTCAACTCCAATAACGAGCGACTCCTGGAAAAGGTCGACAGGCTGGAAGAGATCGTGAAGGAGCAGATGAAGACCATCGCCGTCCAGAAGGACCGCGACGACACAGCCGCCGAAAAGGAAAAGCAGAAATGAACATCGAAAGAATCAAGAGTGTTGGAGGCGTAATCGTCCTGGGAGTTCTCATTGTGTGCGGCGTCATCCTTACGCTCTATTTCCTGGGCGAAGGCGTGACCATAAGCCCTGTCCTGCCGGTGTTTCTCATCATCGCCCTCGGGATAGCGTG